GGATTATAATAATAGACAATTTATGATACTTAGTGTAACTGAGTTACCTAATATCGATTTTACTCAAGTAAAAGAAACATCAATTGATACAGTACGTAAATCAGTTGATGGAACAAAAACATTTGTTAAATGGGATGGAGAAGAAATACCATCATCAGTAGATGCTTTAGAAACCAAAGAAGGTCCTTATACATATGAGGAAATGATAGTGATATTAGCTACAGAGGAATGGACTGATCCTACTCCATTAATAGGAATATAATATGAGTACATTAAATGGTGGGCCTGGTGTTGTATTAGACGGATTGGTGTTAAACCTAGATGCTGCTAATACTAAAAGCTATATTAGCGGAAGTACTGCTTGGACAGATCTCAGTAGAAGTGGATTTAATGGAACTTTAACTAATGGACCTACCTTTAATGCAGATAGTGGAGGTAATATAGTGTTTGATGGAGTGGATGATTTTGTCCAATGCTTAGGTTCTCTCACAGTCACAGCAGCAACATTTATATCTTGGATAAAAAGAAACGGAAGTCAAGGTTCATACGACGGCATTCTACTCTCTAGAGGAACAAACGTTACTGGGATACTTTTTTATACATCTGATCAACTTGGATATGTTTGGAACAACGCTATTAACACCTATACTTGGAATAGTGGATTAACAATACCAGATCTAACATGGTGTATGGTTGCACTTTCCGTTACAAGCACGGCAGCAACGGCATACCTAGGTCAAAGAAGTGGAATAACCTCTGCCACTAATGTTGTTAGTCATGGTAGTAGTGTTTTAAATGATATAAAACTTGCTCAAGATGATGCTGGTGGAAGATTTTTTAATGGAAACATAGGAATAGCTCAAATGTATGATCGAGCTTTATCAGCAACAGAGGTAACGCAAAACTTTAACGCAACAAAGGGTCGATTCGGTCTCTAATCAATATTTATATAAGCCTGGAAAGTGAAAGGTAAAAATTATGCCAAACGAATTTAAAGTAAGAAATGGTCTCATAGTAGACTCAGGAGTATCTGTTATAAGTGGATCTCTAATTGTATTAGGAGGAATAACTGGAAGTTTATCTGGTTCAAGTGGTGGTGGAGGATCTGTATCAGATTTTCCGTTTACTGGATCAGCTGGCATAACTGGAAGTTTATCAGTGGTTGGGCCAATCTCAACAACAAACGGCATAACCGCTTCCTTATCAGGAACAGCATCATACGCAACTTTTGCATTAACAGCTTCATATGCCCTAACGGGTGGTAGTGGAGGTGGTGGAGGAGCAGCATTTCCATTTACTGGATCAGCCGGTATAACTGGAAGCTTGAGTGTGCTTGGACCAGTAACCATTACAGGTTCACAATTTATGAGAAGTACTGGTGCAACATCTGCAACAGTTGCAATGGAAGTGGATAATAGTGCAGGCAACCCAATATTTGTTCTACGAAATGATTTAGTTGTACAAGCACAAAACATAGTAGTGCCATCAGGCAACATGGGAAGTTCTCCTCTGATATCAGCAAGTCTTGGAGTGTTTGCAATGGGAACATCAACCACAGAAGCCTTAAATACAAATTCTATAGCATTGGGTGGGGGGTGTAAAGCTCGTGGTGCCAATAGCATAGCTGTAGGTGTTGAGAGCAAAGCTTATGGGGCATATTCAGTTTCAATGGGTAGTGGTAATGAAGCCTCAGGCTCATACTACACAGCATTTGGACTAACTAACACAGCAACAGGAATATACTCGTTTTCAGTGGGTTCAGGCAATAGATCATCTGGATCTTACTCGGTTACAATGGGAGGCGCAAACTTTGCTGATGGATTTCGTAGTGTGGGTATTGGTGAAAGTAATATAACACCAGGATCAAGAGGAATGGCTTTTGGTCTAAGTAACGTAGTGCGTGGGAATCAAGACGTCGTTATTGGAGGTAATAATAACTCAAACGGCAGCTTGTGCGTAGTTCTAGGACAAAGCTTATCAGCGTCAGGATCAGAGCAAGTCACAACAGGTAAGTGGAATAAACCATCCACAACAGCAACATTTATAATTGGTAGTGGCACAAACAACTCCACTAGAACAAATATTGTAGAGGTGGTTGGTAGTACCTTTATGATAACAGGTTCCTTAGTAACCTCAGGATCACGTTTTTCATCTATTCAAAATGCAATATATATAGTAACGAGTAGTGTTGGTATTGGAACAGCAGCACCAGACACAAACCAAACGCTTCATGTAAATGGAGGAGCAAGGATAGACTCATCTGGAACACCGGCAAGTGGGTTAACTGGAGGTGGATCTCCAACCATTTATTATGGTGGAGGTGGTACAAACTTTATGAGTGAGCCTAGCATATGGTTAAAAATCAACATATCAGGTGCCGATTACTATTTTCCAGGATACGAGTAATGATTAAAGCAACCCCAGAATTAGAAGCAAAAATAAAAGCTAGTGGTATTCCTATAGTAGAAATAACTTTAGAGGAGTTTCAAAAAGCAGAAATTATTAAAGTGAAACCAAATATTTATAAACAAAACAATGGCAATACAAGTAACAGGTAGTTTGCAAACAGGTTTAGCATACTACAAAGACCCAATAATAGAATTAATACCACATCTATCTTACAGAGGTGGATTATCTATGGATGCTAATGTGTGCGCACCAAACATTAATCCAGAAACAGAATCAACATATTACACACAGGTAACAACAATACCATATTATCCAGTTGCAAATGAATTGGATTACCCAACAACAAAGACAGATCCATACAGCGATTTAATACATGCTTTAGAGACATATGTTATAGCTAATCTTTCAAGCTTGAACCCAGACTGCACATTTAACAGATATTAAGTTGCAATCCTGAATAAAAAATACTATAGTTACAATATAAGAAACGATTATGACCGAAACAAAATTTAAACCAGAAGAGTTAGCTAAAATAACTGAGTTACAAGCCGAGTATCAAAAACTAGGTACTCAACTATTGCAATTGAGAATGGCAACATTATCAGCACAGCAATACTTAGATTCTTTAAAAGAAGAACAAACCACTTTAGATAATCTAATCAACGAAGTGAATGAACAAGAGAAAGCATTTGCTCAAGAGTTGGAGTCTAAATATGGTAAGGGAGAACTTAATATGGAAACTGGTGTTTTTACACCAATAGTATAATACTTTGCGATTTTCGAGGTCCGTTGTGATATTTATAAGAAATTAAATAACAATAACACAATGGCCGAAAGAATAGTTAGTCCAGGAGTCTTCACAAACGAAAAAGACTTATCATTTTTACCAGCTGGTATTGCTGCAATTGGAGCAGCGATAATTGGTCCAACTTTGAAAGGACCTGCTTTTATTCCAACTATAGTTAATAACTATGACGACTTCGTAGCCAAATTTGGTGGATTAAGTGAAGAAACTTACGTGCCATATGCGGTAAAGAGCTATCTTAGAAATGCTGGAACGGTAACAGTTCTACGTGTATTACAAGAAGGTGGATACAAGACAGGTGTAATCAATATCATTCACACATCAGGATCAGTTTCAAAACTAATTGGTACAATCGCACCGAGCTCACAAAATGGAGCATCAAACGGATACGACTTAGTAAAATCAACATTATTACCAGCAGTAGGATCTGCAACAGCTTCATTTGCATTAACCTTAACAGGTTCAGGTGTAACTGGACAAACTTTAAGTGCATCAGCTTCACCCAACTCAGCAATTAGCTTTGATAAGGTATTAGGTACTGCAGTTAAGTCAAGCAAGAATGCTTACATGTATGTATGGTATAACAACTACTTAGATACTCAAACAGGTTTATCAGGTAGTATAACATTCCAATCAGGTAGTGCAACAACTGGTATCAACTTATCAGGTTCAGCAGGAGTTTACTCAGCAGCTTCAACACCTTGGATCACATCACAAACAATATCAGGACAAAGCCCAAAAACATTATTCAAATTCCACACCTTATCACATGGTGTAGATATGAACAATTCGTTTAAGGTATCTGTAATCAATACCACATTACCAGGTGATGATCCAGCTTCAGAGTATGGATTATTCTCAGTGGTAATTAGAGCTTACAACGATACAGATCAACGTCCTAATGTACTTGAATCATACAACAATTGCTCATTAGATCCAGATTCAACTAACTACATCGGTCGTAAGATTGGTGATAAGTATTATACAGTTAATGCGGATAATAATGTAGTAGTAAATGGTGACTACGATAATGTAAGTACTTACTTACGTGTAGAAGTTGACACAGATGTAGTAAACAAAGCTGTTTCTCCAACCTTAAAGCCATTTGGTTTCCAAGCATTTGTATCTCCAGTATCATCAAGCTTTGCAGTACCAGCAGCTACTTACATATCAGCTAATCCATCTATCCAAGGTGCATACAACAAAAAAGTATACTACGGATGGGATTTTGAATCAGTAAATGATAATGCAAACTACTTAAAGCCAATTCCAGCAGGAGCAGCAGCAGTAGCATCGGAGTATTTCAACTTAGACAACTGTACCGTACACGTTTCAGCATCTAAATCAGATAGCAGAAGTACATTCACAGGTGGTTCAGCAATATCGACTTCAACCTTCAAAGGTATAGATATTGCAAATGTATTGAAATTCTCAGTAGCGTTACAAGGTGGTTTTGATGGAATGGATCCAGCAATCACTAAAAAGGTAGGTGCAAACATATTAAGTACAAACTTATTTGGTATGGATTGTTCAAGTGCAAATGCAGATGGTGCAAAAGCATACATTAAAGCTTTAAACGTTATCTCTAACTCAGATGAGTATGATATCAACTTATTAGTAACACCAGGTGCAACTATAGCAGATCACTCAGCTATCATAAACAAAGCAATCGATGTAGCAGAAACAAGAGGTGATACTTTTGTAATTGCAGATCCAATTGTACAAGGTGGTTCAGTAGGAGCAGCAGTAGCAGCAGTAGAAGCTTCAGGAATTGATAGCAACTATATCGGTACTTACTGGCCTTGGGTTAAGATCGTGGATACAGACAAAAACAAACCAGTTTGGGTACCACCTTCAGTAGTATTACCAAGTGTGTTAGCATTTAATGACTCAGTAGCATTCGAATGGTTCGCTCCAGCAGGTTTAAACCGTGGTGGTATCACAGATGCAATCGATATTGAATTGAAACTTAACTTCACTCAACGTGATAGCTTATATGAATCAAAGATCAATCCAATTGCAACATTCCCTAACCAAGGAATATGTGTATGGGGTCAGAAGACTTTACAAGCTCTTCCATCAGCACTTGATAGAATCAACGTAAGACGTTTATTAATTGCATTGAAGAAGTTTATCGCAAGTTCATCTCGCTACTTAGTATTTGAAAACAATACATCAGAAACTCGTAGTAGATTCTTGAACATTGTAAATCCATACTTAGAAAGAGTAAAATCACGTCAAGGTTTATATGCTTTCCGTGTAGTAATGGATGAAACCAACAATACAGCAGATGTAATCGATAGAAACATCATGTACGGACAAATATACTTACAGCCAGCAAAAGCAGCTGAATTTATTGTACTAGATTTCAATGTATTACCTACTGGCGCAAGCTTTGAAAACGCTTAACACTGATATTTATTAAAAAGAAAGAGAAATGGCAAACTTATTAGAAAACGACAAAATAAATTACACACCATTTGAACCTAAAATGCAGAATAGGTTTATAATGACTGTAGATGGCATACCTTCATTCATTATGAAGAAGGTAAGCCGCCCTCAGCTTGATTGTGGTGAGGTTGTTATCAACCATATAAATGTAATACGCAAACACAAAGGTATCTGTAAATGGGGTGATATCACAATGACCCTATACGATCCAATCGTTCCATCTGGTGCGCAAGCAGTAATGGAGTGGGTTAGAACTCAGCATGAATCAGTAACTGGTCGTGATGGTTATCAAGACTTCTACAAAAAAGACTTTGATATTACCATATTAGGTCCAGTAGGTGATAAAGTTGAGAACTGGAAAGTAAAAGGAGCTTACATTAAGTCAGTACAGTTTGGTGACTTGGATTGGGCTACAGAAACACAAGTAGAGATCGCATTAACCTTAGGTGTTGACTACTGCGTACTAGAATACTAAAAATACTTTTTCCGAAGTAACGTAGAATAAAGTTCAGATACATGTTGTCTGGACTTTTTCTTTTTTGTATATTTATTAATAAACAGTTTACAAATGACAAAAGTAGTTAATGATAGTTACGCTATTTCAAACGAGGATTTGAAAGCACAGTTAATGGGTGATATGGTAACTGGTGCAGGAATGACCAATTATACAGGCCCAACCGAGGTAATCGACTTACCATCTAAAGGTTATTTTTATCCAGAGGGTCACCCACTTAGTTCAGGAAAGATTGAATTAAAGTATATGACTGCAAAAGAAGAAGATATACTTGCATCACAAACCTTAATTAAACAGGGAGTAGTAATTGACAAACTATTACAATCACTAATTGTTACCAAAGTAAATTACAACGAGATCCTAACAATGGATAAGAATGCAATCTTTATTGCAGCTCGTATTTTAGCTTATGGTAAGGACTATGAAGTAGAAATAACATGTCCAAGTTGTGGAGAAAAATCAAAACACGTAGTAGATCTACAGATGTTTGATGAGAAGGTGATAGATTGGAATCGCTTTGTAAAAGGTGAAAAAACACACAAATTTACACTTCCAATAGGAAAACAAGAGTTAGAGATTAAATTCCTAACACATGGAGACGAAAAACAAATCGATGAAGATGTTAAGCAAGTTAAGAAGCTTAATAAATTAACTGGAGTGGATGGGGAGTTGACAACAAGACTGAAGCATTTGATTGTGTCAGTTGATGGAGACAAGTCAAGAGCTACTATTAATAAGTTTGTTGATAGTATGTTATCAAGGGATTCTCTCGCATTAAGACTGCATATAAACGAGGTTTCTCCTGAAGTAGATACAACATTCACATTCGTATGTCCAAATTGTGACTATGAGCAAGAAAAGATGAGCTTACCAATAACGGTTCAATTTTTTTGGCCTAGGGCCTGATTACAGGCCCATTCTACAAGATCAGATATTTGATCTAATGTATTATGGTAAGATGGGTTGGACCTATTCGGACCTATATAACATTCCAGTCAACATCCGAAGGTATTACTATTTAAAGTTAGTAGACACCAGAAAGAAGGAGAACGAGGCAGAACAAAAGGAAATAAGTAAAATTAAATCAAAGAGATAACTTAAGCCAGGATACTACCTGGCTTTTGCTTCTTAAAGATATTTATAAGAAACTATCAAGAATGGACCGCAAACGATTTCAAGAAATAATTCAAGAAGAGTATCAAAGCCTTATTTTAGAAGAGAAACTAAAAGAGGGGTTACTATCTTGGGCAGGCGGTGTTGCGGATAACATCGTTTATAGTGTATTAAACAACTATAAAAACATTAGACAGACAGACATATTTAAAGATCCAAAGATCAAAAGCTTAGCTAAAGATTTAAAGATTAGTCAACAAGACTTGGAGCAGCGTGTTAGTGATTTACTAAAACGAGACAAAGCTTTCTTAAAAGCATTAGCCACACAAAGATACGTTAGACGATAATGGCAGAGAATCCAGATCCAAAGAAGTCGAAAGACTTTAGAGAAGACATGAAAGCAGCGGAATTAGCTGCTAGGGATCTCGCTCGTGATTTGAAGTATGTGTTGGAAAGTCTTGAAGAATCAGCCGATATATTAGACAGACAACAAAAATCATACACCGCTTTACAGGCAAGTAGTAAGCTTCTAAATGATGAAGCAAAGAAGAGTGTTGGGTTTGCACAAGACTTAAAACAGGTCTATGATGCTGAGGTACAAGCAAATGCAGATCTACTCCTAAAACAAAACATGTTAGCAACTGGATTGAAGGGCAATTATGCCCAACTCCTAACAACCTACATGTTGGAAAACAATATAACAGATGCTAAACAAGAGCAAGTTCAGGAGTACATAAAAGAACTGAGACATCGTGAGCATGTAAATGAAAAGACAGAAAAACAGACAGAGTTAATTGAGGATTTAGCAAAGTGGCAACTTGAGTTAAATGAAGAGCTTGAGGAGTATGGAATGGGATGGGAGAAGATCAAAAGCAAAGTAAAAGCTATTGTAACTGATCCGCAAGTCCTAAAAAGCTTCTTAGCTGCTAAAGGAATCGAATCCATAAAAGAAGGATTAGAAGAAGTAGGTGAAGTCTTTTCAGAAATAAGACAAGAAGGTTTTGGCGTTGTAACAGCTACGAAAGAGATGGGTTTAGCGTTAGCCTCAACTTTTAGCTTAAGTGGAGCCTCTATGAAAGAGAATGCTCAAATAATGGCTGGTATAAGAGAGGAGATGGGTAATCTTGATGGCTTATCGAAAGATGTAGTTGTTGAGGTAGGAAAGCTATCAAAAACTCTAGGAATAAGTGCTCAAGAAGCAGGTAAGCTTCAAGGTATGTTCCAATCCTTACCAGGTACATCAGCCGAAACTGCAACAAATACACTAGAGTTTGCAGGCGCATTAGCCAAAGCTGCTCATGTGGCACCTGGTGATGTAATGAAAAGCATAGCTGGCTCAGCTGAAGATGTAGCGTTATTTACTAAGGATGGAGGCAAGAATATTGCCACAGCTGCAGTAGCTGCTAAAAAGCTGGGTGTGGAGTTTAGTACTCTAACAAAATCAGCAAATGCTTTATTAGACTTTGAGTCTTCCATAAATAAACAAATGGAGGCCAGTGTTTTATTAGGTAGAGAAATAAATTTAGACAAAGCACGTGAAGCTGCTCTTAACG